TATCTTTCTATTACGAAGATGAGCATATTGGTCTAGTCCCATATTATTCTCCTTTGTTATCTCCCTTGTCTTATCATATCCCACCGATAAGTCAAACAAAAAATTACACCAGCCGTGCTGCATCTGGGATCCATCCACTTTAGAAAGGTTCTAAACAAGACCCACCCCAGCGAGAACGAGCGAGAACTTTACCACGCTGCCACCACAGTAAGTACCAGCAGCCCCAGCACTGGCATCGTATACTTCGGCCAGAGCAGAGCGAGAATTAAAACGAGAGAGGTCATTCCAGCATCTCCTGTGCCGAAGCTGCAGGAACTTTTACCTCCGATTCTTCCCAGCTGTTACCATTCGCAATGCAGCGAGAGCCCCGGGCACCGGTCAGTGCATAAGTTCTCCCTGCCTTCGGTCGGTCTTCCTTCTTGAGGATACGGTTTTCGCTGCCCATGAAACCATCCTTATTCTTCCTGTATATCCACTTAGTCATTATCATCCTTTCGTTCTTAAGTAGCGTCACTTCAGTTTTTATTTGTTTCAGGCCAGAGCAGTGATCAACCCTGGATTAGCCATCATGGTCCAAGACTCCTGAAGTGCGCAAATCATACATAAGACCAGATGGGATAAAAGTCAAGAAGAATTTTCAGGAGATTCCAGCTGCGTAAGGTTACAATCAGGATACTAATGTAACCCCATTATCACAGTTCTATCTTAAACGAGAACGAGCAGTACACTAATAGTACTCCCAGCTCAGGAGACCCAGAAGGGGGCTCAACGGAAAACAATGATAGAAAAGTTGGCCCCCGAGAACGAGAATAAACGAGAATCAGATGCCAGACAAGTCCGTGCTGCAGAGGCTACCCTGATGCATTTCTATTTCTTTAGCGATCCGTTGATCTTCGGCACGAGAACGAGAACGAGCTTCCCCAGAATCCTGAAGGATGGACCAGAGTGCACGCTGCACCAGCGGCCATTTTACGGGAAACGAGAACGAGCACCGAGGTTTCAGTAAACGAGAATCAGTAATCGCGGACAACGGTCTGTAGAGTTTCAATTTGCTCTCCGAGAGGGTCTCATTGCAGATGATAACAATACCGCCATGTTTAATTCTTTTGTTAATCCAACTAATTTGCCATTTTGATAGCTTCGGATATCCTACCTTGTCCGATTTGAGTTCCATCCAAAATTCTTTACCTTTCCAACATCCATTGATGTCAGGAATACCATTAATAGTATTAGATTCTACGCGAATTAAGTGTGGTTTTGTGCAATTTTTTTTAATTCTTTGCCAAAGCTTAGACTCACGCTTTTTCACAATTACTTACCCCAAAATATCGGGTCGGTTTTTATAATTTTTAAGTCTATTTCATCATAGCCACCGCCACCCAAATGACCATCTATAAAAAAATTTGCTCCGACTATTAACCGATCTTTATCGCTTTCATGCACTGATGCGTGGTGTTCTAAATGGCCTGGAAAGATAACTATAGAACCAGGAGCTGTCTGTATACCTAATGATTTTGAATTGAAAACATTGTTGTTTAAAATTTTATAATCAAATGAATAACCATCTTGTAATCTACTGTAAGGTAATGTGATGAAAAAATCACCGCTCTTGGGATCGCAATCTACATAATAAACTAAACTAAATAATGCGTTGGGATGATTGTGAAAACCATGGCCTACACCCTTTTCATTTATGGTTGCCCAACTACGAGTTAAAACTAATTTATCACTAATACCCAAAATGTTTTCTTTGTAATCCCATATCTTAGATAAAATAAAATGCTTGATTCTTTGAAATTGAGGAAGATCTAATATATCGTAACATAATGTTACTCTAGTGTTTTTAACTTTTGTTTCATATTGCAGTTTTAAAAGTTCTTTGATCTCTTCGGGTGTTGCAATAAAATTAGTCTGTTCAGAAGCTATCGGTAAAGCATTAAAATAATGAGGAGTCATTCAGGTCTGTTTTGTACTTTTTCCATTTTTGTTACACTAGACCTTAATAATACATTTCTGTCAGAAAATACAGCAGATTCTTGATCATAAGAAGCAAAAGTCCATACATGCTTCTTATCTTTATCAAACAGGAAGCCATGAGTAATCATTTTAGCAGGTTTAAGCTTTTTAACTTCACTAGCTTCAGCATGACCAGCATCTCCGCAGGGATCAAGCCAATAAATCCTGTAATAATAATATTTTTTACCACCAACGACAGCTTGTTTATATTTACTTTTCTTCCGTCTTAACATTTATTTTACCCAAATTTATATTGAGGTCTGCATTATGTACCTCATTGAATACAGTAATGAAGGATGTCCAATTATGACTCTTCAGATAGTTTTTTTGTCTCTGGCTCAACTTCGATCGTTTTAGCGTTAAACCCATCGATCTTGTTTGAGAGTTCTGAAAGTTTCTTTTCAAGCTCTGCACGCGACATACCCTCCAATCCTGATACTTTGACTTCTTTCTTATCTACATAAAGACCTGCTAATTGACCAGATCTAAATTCTGCATTAATAGCTGATGCATACTGCTTATCTGCAAATGCATTGTCAGCATATTTTTCTAATCTTTTGTATCTTCGTAGTTTATCTTTCTCATACTTAGCTTTGGCTTTCTCAAGCTGTTGATCTAAATATTTAACTACATGTGGATTATGTCTTCTTAGTGTGAGTCTGCTACCAATATCTGAAAAATTTTTATCATTCTTTGCCTCGTAACCAGCTCTTTTACAAGCTTCGGCTTTTGTAATCTCACCCCAGTTCGCAACGAGAATATCTACAAACTTTCTTTGTTTGGGAGTCAAGTCATCTATAGTTCTTAAAGCTTTCGATTTTAATGCCATTATTTTTTCTTTAACCTATTTTTTCTTCTTTCTCTAGCTATATGTGATGCTCTATGTGCTTTTCGTACACTTAATTGATCCAAACCTATTAAATCTCTTACGCTTGCTTGAAAGTCTTGCATAGGTGTAGCTTTTCTTGGTCCAAAAGCTCCTAATGCAGCTGTTTTTTTGAAAGTATCTAAATTTACAGTATATGTTCTACCACTTAATGTAGATTTTACTGCTGATTGTTTTTTAATTGGAACAGCGCCTTTTCTACCAGCAGTTCCAGCTGGAAGACTTCTTTTTCCAATAGCTTTATATTGTTGCCTAAATCTTTTTCTATTAGCAGCCCTTTTGACTGGGTCTAATTTAGATTTATTTCTTAAGGCCATTCTCTCAGCGCCTTTTTTTGTAAGTAATTTTATACCTTTTATAATTATTGCCATAATATTTTGGGGACGGGTGTTATTGAAATCAAATAAAGTCTCAAGTTTTACCACCCGTCAATTTTTTATTATATAGATTATTTTAACCCCTTACTAGATAACCCAAATCTACATTTTTGCACTACGCAAGGAAATATTGATATTGTGGTGTATCCAGATACACCACGGATACACCTACAGATACACCATAAAATCGATTAAAAGTGTTGGTATTAAACAATAATAATCATCAGATACACCAGATACACCACTTTTGACCTCTGATTAAAAAAAGTGCATGGGGGTCTAGATAATCTATATAGTAGAAAATCAGACCCCCACACATTTAGGTTGTATTATTTATGCATTGAACATTACCCCCTAATATCCCAATACCCGCAAACTTTTGATTTTCAAGTAAGTATATTCGTTGATCTAGACGGACGAATACTGTACAATTATGGCGTTATATAACATCATTTCTTGTTATCTTTTTAAGGGCGTGGCGGGAGACTTAAGCGCCCTTTTTCGTTGTCCGTTGTCCCTTTTCCGTATATACTGTAGACAGATCGGAGGAACAATGACATAACTAAGGTCGATAGGGTAGC